ATGATTATAAATTCTTCGACCGCAGAATCAGTGAGATGTTTACTGTTGGCGGCGTTGATATTAATATTCACAAGTATCTTGGTCCAATCGAACAAGGCACCAGCATTACTACTTCGGCAGCGCAGGGTTCGCCTGGCACCCAATTAGTATTTGCTAATACATCGGCTGTAACCCGTGGTATGTTTGTTGCGGGTACTAATATTCCTGCTGGCGCAACAGTCATTGCAAAGACTAGCACAACTATTACATTATCAGCAAGCACCACAGCTATTGTTGGGTCCGGTGCAACCATTGCTGTCTATCCTGATGCAACACAGCCTAGTTATGCTAATGAAAGTGTGAAAAATATACAAGACCTATTGTTTTTAGAAAATAGAGATCGTAAGTACGACACTAGTGTCTACACTATGCGCAGTGTTTATCGCATGAACGACAATGATTTTGACCTAAGTCAGTTTGGTTTGTTCTTAACTGGAGATACTATGTTTATGGTATTTCATTTGAATGATATGGTTGAAACACTAGGTCGTAAGATTATGGTAGGCGACGTAATGGAACTACCACATTTAAAAGACTTTTATCCATTAGACGATGATTTACCCAGTGCGCTAAAACGTTATTACGTTGTGCAAGATGCTACACGTGCGGCAGAAGGATTTAGTCAAACATGGTATCCGCATTTATGGCGTGTTAAGGTTGCTCCGCTGGTCGATAGTCAAGAATACAAAGACATTACACAAAACATCAGCAGTGGCGATGATAACAATACACCAATTGGTGATTTATTAAGCACCTACGACAAGTATACTGCGGTTAACGATGCTATTATTGCTCGGGCAGAAGCCGAAGTGCCACTAAGTGGATATGACACTAGTACCATTTATACCTTGCCAGTTGATACTAATAATTTACCAAATGTAGCTATTACATCTACTGCTAAAGTACAAGGATACTTAACAAGTACAGGTTTGCCGCCAAACGGATTGGCGGTTAGTGCAGGAATTGCGTTTCCGTCTACTCCAGCCGTTGGCGATTACTACTTACGCTTAGATTATGTTCCTAACAGACTGTTCCGCTATGATTCACGTCGTTGGATTAAAATTGAGGATTCTGTACGCACTAACCTAACACCGGGATTAGATAATACAACTCAACGTAGTGGTTTTGTTAATAATATAAATGCCACATATAGTGGCGGACTTGGTTGGGACGCAATTCGTGTTGCTACTCCTTATACTCCGGCGGCTAACGCAACAACCTCATCATTTAATATGACATCTAAAACAGTTGTTACTAAAATTGCGTATGTTAGCACACATGGTGTAAAAACTACACTAAATGGCACACATATTACCAATACTGTAGCAAATACTGCTGGAAATGTGTCATTTACGCTCACAAATACACTAGCAACTAACGATATGTTAGAATATACAGTTTACAGCAAAGTAACACCAGAACGTCAGGGTTTATCTGACATACTTTCACCTTTGGCGGATAATTAATGAGCAGTCAATTCTTTTACGATGGGCAGATTGAACGTTTTGTAGTACAATTCATTAGAATAATGAGTGGCTATGAAGTTGAGTTTGGTCAGGATCGCACTGGTAGCAAAACTCTACAACGTGTGCCAGTTTACTATGCAGATGGTAGCAAACAAGTTGCAGCTATTTTAGCCAACAATAGTGAAAACGCTATGCAGACTGTGCCAGCAATGGCTGTGTATATTAGTGGATTAACCTACGACAGAGACCGTGTGCAAAATCCTACGTATGTTAATAACATGAGCATACGTCAACGCAAATACGACGCTGATACAGACACCTACGAACAAACACAAGGCAATGCATTTACTATTGAACGTATAATGCCTGTACCATATACATTAGAATTAAAATTAGATATATGGACAAGTAATACTAAACAAAAATTACAGTTAGTTGAACAGATATTACCATTGTTTAATCCCGGCTTAGAAATACAAAGCACAGACAATTATATCGACTGGACAAGTTTAAGTGTTATATATTTAGATAGCCCTAATTGGTCAAGCCGGGCAATACCTGTGGGCACTGAAAATCCAATTGATGTTGCTACACTTACATTTAAATTGCCAATTTGGATTAGTCCACCTGCTAAAGTTAAAAAACTCGGCGTTATTCAAAAAATTATTGCCAGTATACATGATGCTCAGGGCGACTTAAATTCTGCTGCATACACTGAAGCTAATTTAATGGGTACTCGTATGTATTATACTCCTATGGATTATGGTGTGTTACTATTAAGAAGCGGCGGTAACTCATACACATTAACATTGTTGAAAGTAAGTGAAATTGAAGATCCTCGTGAGCCTACATTAAGTACACCAACTAAAATTGGTACACGTGATAACTGGCACAATTTAGTTAATGTATACGGTGAATTAGTTGATGGTATCAGTCAAATTAGATTGTTAGCAGACGATGGTGAATCAGAGATTGTAGGCACTGTTACATATCATCCAACAGATGATAGTTTGTTAATTTTCAATGCGGACATTGATACATATCCAGCTAATACGTTAGATGCAATTGATGCTATTATCGACCCACGTAAAAATACTGCGGTTGCATTAGCCGATGGTGCAGTTAACGGTACACGTTATTTAATATTAAATTCAATTGGTAGTAGTGCAAACGGTGCACTTGATGGCCCTAGTGCTTGGCGCGGAACTGACAATGCAGATTTAATTGCAGGTGCAAATGATATTATCGAATACAATGGCACGCATTGGACTGTTGTATTTGACAGTGCAAATGAAACTGTGTTACAATACGTAAGTAATCTCAATACTGGAACGCAATACAAATGGAATCTCAATCAGTGGGTGAAAAGCTTCGAGGGCGAGTACAAAAACGGTCTGTGGACTCTAGTTTTATAGAAGGTGTAGGCACTTTCATCTATTGTGTAACTACACATCGATACCTTTTTCTATTACGCAATTCAAGCAAGTATTCTGGTACATGGGGACTAGCAGGTGGAAAGATTGACGACGGTGAACAGTTACTTGAATCCTTGCATCGCGAACTTGCAGAAGAATTGGGTGTAGATTTTTCTTCTGCTAGAGTAATACCCATTGAAAAATTCACTAGTGACAAAAATAATTTCTCATACCATACATTTTTACTACCAGTCAATGAAGAATTTGTTCCCGATTTAAATCACGAGCATAGAGGGTATTGCTGGGTTGAATTAGGTGATTACCCCAAACCCCTACATCCCGGAGTTTGGCGTACTGTTAATTTTAAAGAAGTTATTGCTAAGATTAAAACGTTAGAATCTATATTATAGATTTGCTTCTAATACAAATTCCTTAAATGATACTTGTCGAAAGTTTGTACACGCTTTCCATTCAGTTGGCACAGTTGTTCTTCCTGCACTAGTTACCCACACAAAATCAACATCATCATATGCCTTAAACACAAATGCACGATCTGCAATCCATTTTTGCGATGAGCAATCACTTCTAGTTTCTCCATACCCAGCAGTGTCCGCATAAACATTATAATTATATCCCGGAGTATCTTGATTATCAAAGCCTAATAGGAATATTTTTTTATGTCCATCAAATGCTGCAATATATGCTGCGGTAGTGCCAGCATCGGTATACGGATCATATGGTATTAAGTAGAATTTATTTGGATATTCAAGCAGGTGTATAGAACTTGTATATACAATATTATCTGATGTATAGTTGCTAGCAGCTATTTCTGCAATTATACTATTCCCGCGTGCTATCAAAAAGTCCGGTGTGTAGTCTCTATAGAGTGCATTACAGCCGTATGTTTGTAAGGTGGCTGCGCCTAACAGGCCACCTTTATGCTCAAAAATTGCTCGCATATCAAATTCTAATCGAGATGGGCCATTACCAAGGATGACCGCCTGATTAGATATTTGTATATTAGTGACGGAGTTTGGCAAATATTCTGTTGCATCGTGCCAAACTCCGTCAGTGTAATTACGTTCTACTACAATATTTTCACCAGGATAAAATTTTCTATATAACTTATTAATTTTTAACATCAATTACACCTTAATATACGATGCGCTAATTTTTACTGCGTTACCACTTGCTACACCTGTGTAACTTAATTCAACATTTGCACCATTAACTGCTACAGATACTGTACCTAATGCAGCAGCTCCTGTACTTAGTGTCGCATATTGGGTACGGTATGCTGTTGTGCCGTTGTGTGTTACTAATATTTCTGTAGTCTCAAATTCAGTTCCGCCACTGTTTGATATTGATAATACGTATTTTGCACAACGATAAGTTGCCTTAGCAAAACTATCAATAACTGTAGCACTAGTACCTACGGTAACTGCTGTTTGATCATTAGCAATCTTAGTACCATTCATTAATTGAATTATACCAGCTGAATCAACGTTTACACGTTGTATTGTACTTGATGTACCTGACCAAATTCCAGCACCGTTATTATCTGCAATGAACTGATTTAATCCGTTACCACTTGAAATTGTTGATACAATAGATGTAGTTGCTAAACAACGTACATCAATTACGTCACCTAGTGCCGGTGCTTCAGTGAATGTCAATGTTGTAGTACTTACATCATATGCTAACACTGGGATTTGTATCACACCGTTGATGCTAACAATAGTTGCTGCAGTGGTTGATGATGATTGTAAAGTAAACGTAACATTTGTGCCATCTACATTACCGTATAATCCACCAGTAGCACCCGAAAATTGTCTACTACTTATTATAGTAAATACAGAACCTGCTGTTTGCCATATAGACCCGTCATAGAACTCCATATTATTAATAGTAGAGTTATATCGTAACATACCGCTGATGTCAACGTTACCACTATTACTTGGACGTTGTGCCGTTGAACCAACTGGTAGCAATACTGTATCAGTTGCATCAACTTTTAATGTAACACCACCTTGTATGGTTGTATTACCACCACTGCCACCATAGTGTCCGCCACCTATAATAACCGAATCTGCATTGCTGTTTGCATAAATTAATGCAGTTGAGTTTTTACCTTTAACTAAGAAGTTTTCTGCGCTTTGTGCATTATTAATCGTTGCGCCGTTAGCTACATATATATTTGTAGCAAATCCTGCGCCACCAGCAACTGTCAACGCACCAGTTGTTTGTGATGTTGCTGCAGTTGTTTGTTTAAGTTGTAAATTACCATGTGTATTATTAAATCTCGCAACTTCATTTGCGGCTAAAGTACCACCAGTAAAGAATACAATGTCATTTGCTGCACCAGTACCAATTGCTAAGTTACCGCCACCAGTTGTTGCATTACCTTGAACATACAAGTAACCATCATTTGCTTTACCTATTGTAAATGTTGATTGATTGTATGTACTACTATTAATTCCTAAATCGATAAAGCCTTGCGTATCACTACCGTTATTAGCAGTTGCAATAAAGTCCGAACTTGCAAATGTGTTACTGCTAATATTTTGCTGATTAACTTGACTATATCCAGAAACGTTACTAAAGAATTGCGCAGTTGCATCCGGTAAGTAAACTTCACCTACTAAATCTTGCCCAACTATAAATTGTTTAGTTGATTTAACATGTATATTACCTGCTGATCCAACTCCGCCATTAACTACAAGTGCACCGTTATTATATTGCGTACTATCAGTTGTTGCTAGTATGTTTGCAACACCAGTTATTGTAGTTAATGCATTACGAATATTTGCAGTACCAGTAGTAGCACCAATTGTGATTGCAGTAGCAGCACCAGCAAAGTTCATTGTAGTAGCTGTGGTATTATATAAGTTTTGTGTTGTTTGTGTACCAACTAGTGTTGGGTTACTAATTGTTGCTGTGCCTGTAGTGGCACCTAAATTAAGTGAGGTCGCTGCGCCAAATGCGTTTACTGTAGTAGCATTTACATTTAATAGTGCCACTGTTGCTTGTGCACCACCAATAGCAGTTGCATTTGGAACCCATACGTTTGCATTGTTAGCAGTTAACGTGCCAGTGGCTGCACCAATACTAAGTGCAGTGGCTGCACCAAATGCGTTTACAGTTGTTGCTACTGTATTATAAACAGCCTGTGTTGTATTAATACCAACTAGTGTTGGGTTATTAATCTGCATTGTGCCTGTAATAGCACCAATATTTGCAGTTGTTGCTGCTTGGAATGCGTTTACAGTTGTTGCTACTGTATTATAAACAGCCTGTGTTGTATTAATACCAACTAATGTTGGGTTATTAATCTGCATTGTGCCTGTAATAGCACCAATATTTGCAGTTGTTGCTGCTTGGAATGCGTTTACAGTTGTAGTGTTGGTGTTAAATAACGCAACGGTAGTTTGGGCGCCGCCAACTGTAGTTGCATTTGGCATCCAAATATTTGCATTACGTAGACTTAGTGTACCAGTCGTACCACCCACAGTCAGCGTAGTAGCTGCACCTGCAAAGTTCATTGTGGTTGCAGTAGTATTGTATAAGTTCTGTGTTGTTTGAGTACCTACTAGTGTTGGGTTTCCAATAGTAATTGTACCACTATTTGCACCAAGTGCAATATTTGTAGCAGCACCAAATGCATTTACTGTTGTAGCCGTAGCATCTAATAAATTAAATGTTGTTGCTGATGTAATTATATCACCACCGCCTACAAACAAATCTTTAGCTATTGCTGCACCACCCGCTACACGGAATGCACCTGTTGTTTCACTAGTGGTATCTGTAGCATCAGTAACTCTAGTAATCTTATTAAGATCCCAGCTAGTAGTTGCATGATTATATAATAATGTTGCGCTTGCTCCGTCAACTGTTAGACCTGCGCCATTAGCTGCCGCGCTATCTGCAGCACCTTTAGCTACTGTGATGTTTAAGTCTTCAACATCTAATGTTGCAGTGTTTAATGTTGTAACATCACCTTGTACTGTTAAGTTGCCTGTAATAATTACGTGTTGTCCAACGTTTAAGTTACCAGCAATACCTACTCCGCCATCAACAACCAATGCACCAGATGTAGTATTAGTGCTCGGGGTTACTTCGTTAATGTTAACATTACCTTCTAAATTAACAGTAGCATTATTGATTGTAGCAGTGCCAGTACTTGCTCCTAAATTAAGTGAAGTTGCCGCGCCAAATGCGTTTACAGTTGTTGCATTTACATTTAATAGTGCCACTGTTGCTTGCGCACCACTAATAGCAGTTGCATTTGGAACCCATATGTTTGCGTTATTTGCAGTCAACGTGCCAGTTGCAGCACCTATGTTAAGTGCTGTTGCCGCGCCAAATGCATTTACTGTAGTAGCAGTTGTGTTGTAAACAGCCTGAGTTGTTTGTGTGCCGACTAGCGTTGGATTACCAATAGTAATTGTACCGCTATTTGCACCAAGTGCAATAGTTGTAGCAGCACCTGCAAAGTTCATTGTAGTGGCTGTAGTATTATATAAGTTTTGAGTTGTTTGACTACCAACTACAGTTGGATTATCAAGTGTTATTGTACCAGTGTTAGCACCAATAGTTATTGATGTGGCTGCACCAAATGCGTTTACAGTTGTTGCTACTGTATTATAAACAGCCTGTGTTGTATTAATACCAACTAGTGTTGGGTTATTAATCTGCATTGTGCCTGTAATAGCACCAATATTTGCAGTTGTTGCTGCTTGGAAAGCATTGACTGTTGTAGCATTTACATTTAATAATGCAACGGTGGATTGACCACTGTAAATTGTAGTTGCATTTGGTAAGTATAAATTGGCATTACGAATGTTTGCAACACCAGTTGTTGCGCCTAGTGTTAATGCTGTAGCTACGCCGCCAATGCTTAGATTAGTTACATTTTCATTGAATGCAGTTAATGTAGCTTGTCCGCTATAAATTGTAGTTGCATTAGGTAGATATAGATTTGCATTACGAATGTTAAATGTACCAGTAGCGGCGCCTGTCACTACTGAAGTTGCAGCACCTGCAAAGTTCATTGTGGTTGCAGTAGTATTGTATAAGTTCTGTGTTGTTTGAGTACCTACTAGTGTTGGGTTTCCAATAGTAATTGTACCACTATTTGCACCAAGTGCAATATTTGTAGCAGCACCAAATGCATTTACTGTTGTAGCATTTACATTTAATAGTGCCACTGTTGCCTGTGCACCACTAATAGTAGTTGCATTTGGAACCCATACGTTTGCGTTATTAAGTGATACTGTACCAGTTGCTGCGCCCATATTAAGTGCAGTTGCAGCACCTGCAAAGTTCATTGTAGTTGCAGTTGTATTATATAATGCTTGCGTTGGTTGTTGTCCCACTAATGTCGGGTTGTTAATAGTAAATGTACCGGTACCTGCACCAACGTTTGCTGTAGTAACTGCTCCTCCAAAGTTTAGTGTAGTTACTGTAGAGTTTAATAAGTTAAATGTTGCAGTATTAGCAGTTAAATCGCCGCCGCCAATTAATAAGTCACCGCTTAATGTACCAAACCAAGCATTAATGTTACCTGTTACATTTAAATTTCCTAATGTTGATGTCGATTCAACACTTAAATTACCAACTTTTAAGTTAGCATAACCGCTGTTATCAATTGCACCATAACTTGTGCCAGTATCAGTAGTATATGTAAGTTCAAATTGTTTATTTGATTCTTTCCATATTAATGCAGTAGTCGTTTGATTACCGCGATTAATTAATAAACCAATATCGTAGGTGTTAGTACCACTAAACGCATTGTTTAGGACAATTAATGGATCATTAACATAGGTGTTAGTAGAAGCTACTGTTAGGTATGTACTTGACCCTTGTACTGTCAAGTTACCAGTAATAGTAACATCACTGGTCATTGTTAGGTTGCTGTTAAATAAGCTACCTACGATAGATCCTGGAACAATCTTGGTATTAGCAAGGATTGTTGAATCTGTAATCTGATTATTCTTAATTCTGGTTAGATTCGCCATTTTAGGTTAAAACTCCGCATATTATAATTTTTAGTCTATACTACTGGATAGCGGCGGTTCCATATTCCCCTGAGCTGGCACAGTGTGTTATATGTATTTAGCGTTTAGACAAAAAAGCTAGCTGAGTGTTTTAGATAATACCAGTACCGGTTAACATCCATATGTTGGATTCTACCTTAAGTAGAGTAGCTATTCCGTAACTAGTTATAGTTCTATTAGATGAAGTTGCATTACCAGCCAAATATAAATTTGCCTCAACTTGTTTGGCTATTGTAATATTGCCAGTACCCCTATTAACCACCATAATAGTAGTACCTGTAGGAAGTGCTACGTTAGCATGACTTGGTACAGTCAGTGTAATTGGTGCCGATGATGTAGAATAATAATGTTTGCCACCATCAGTAACTGATAAAGTTACATTTGCGGCATTTATTTGAGGTATATCTTTGTAACCAATTGTATATCCGTTAGTAGTACCAGTAATATTTCCAGCAATTATTTCGTAGCCTGAGGACATGACTAAATTACCAATGGCAGTAATATTTCCGGTTGTAGAGTTGGTTGTTACTCTTATTGCACCGTCAGTGATGGCAGGTATTGACACTAGGTTCATTGCAATTGCTCTAACTTCAATTACGTCAGACGATAGTGGTGTTTCTGTAAAGGTAATAACATTACCCGACACTGTATAAGAAGTCGTTGGTTGTTGTAAAGTACCGTTAATACTAACTAATACACCGTCTGTTGTTGCAGGACTTATTAGAGTATAATTGTTAGTGGCACCTGTTGGATAAATTGTTTCCGATGATAGATATCCAGATATATTTAAATTATTTTCCCAGGTTGAACCATTATAATATTCAATAGTTACAAGATCGGTATTATATCGTAAATATCCAGCAATTACATTAGTCGGGCGAGTTGCTGTATTTCCGTACGGGAGGCCAACTGCATCATCACCTAAAATTTGAACTATACCGGTACCGTTAGCATTTAATATAATATTTCCATTATTTGCTGAGTTTAATGTAAGGCTACTAGTAGTTGATATTGTAGTATCAGTAAATGTAACATTACCTACTTGTGTTAATGTTACGTTTGCAATATTTGTAATGCGACCTTTACTATCAACTGTAATTTTTGGTACACGATCTGCTACTTCATCATCGGCGGAACCATATACACCAGCCACTACGCCAGTATTTGCCAATGTTACAGCGATATTAGATACATTACCTGAACCTGTTACATCACCAGTAACATTGATTGTTGTTACAGTATCTACTACCGAACGACCATTTTGAATGAATGCATTTGCAGTAATAACAGAACCATTAATATTACCACCAATTACAACGTTGCCGCCAACTGATATACTATTAACTGTGATATTTCCTAAATTTGTTATATTAGGTTGTATTGCTGTTAAAATTGTACCATTTAAATTAGTTGCATTAATTGTGTTAGCGTATACTGCACTCCACCATTTATCTACATAGCCAATATTACCAGCAATGTTACTTGTTGGTACAACAGAGCTTTGCGCAATAATATTTCCACTCACTGTTAATGTGCTGAGTGTGCCAATCGATGTAATATTAGTTTGTGATGCAGTAGTTAATGTACCAGTAATGTTTGTACTAGCCACATTACCAACGTATATATTACGCCAGTGATTAGTAGGTGTACCGATATCATATGATAAATTAGCTGAAGTTAATACATTACCTGTTGTTACAAGAATGTTTCCTGTAACATCTAATGCTTCTGAGGGAGTAACACTGTTGATGCCTAATCGGAAATTAGCAAAATCTAGATATGCCAGAGTTTGGCTACTGGTTGTAAATGAAAGATCTAAGCCCTGTCTATCTAGATTTGATAATAGAGCAGCACCGGGTACACGACCAATTGCCATTAACTAACTCCTGTTTTTAATATTTATCGCAAGAGTTAGGCTGCAGTTGTGCTACCAATTCCGTGCAATACTAATATAACTGCTGATGTTCCTGGAGCACTAGTAAAAGTTATAGTTGTTGTTCCGTTAAATGTATAATTTACACCTGGATTTTGATAAACTGTATTTAAAAATACTAATACTTGTGGTTCTTGTCCACTGTTGTAACTCTGTGTCATTGTAAATGTTGTAGCAACATTATTACCAGTAAATGTATCTTTGGTAATAGTAGCAGTTCCTTCTTTAGCCACAGCATTCCATACACTATTGTTATAAAATTCTAATTTGCCCGTTGAAGTATTATATCGTGTTTGTCCAGTAACCGGTACATCTGGTCCTATAGAACTTGATCCTACAGGCACACCTAGTGCATAACTGCCTGTTTTAAATACTGTATTTTTAAGTAAGCGTCCCATTTACATTCCTACATAACTAACTGTTGTTGTTATTGACGAATTTGCCGATGCGTTAGCTCTTAATGTATCGCCATTAGCTAATACAATTTTTTCCATATCAACAACAAAAGTGTCATTACTTTGTATTTGTACACTTTTGTAAATTTGTACGTTACTGTTGATTGTTGCTGTACCGCTAGGCACTGCATATAAATTAAATGTTTTAGCAGTAGAATCTGTATTACAGAAATATATAACAGATACTACAGTATTGCCCGAACTGACGTATACGTTTGATACCACTGTTGTTAATAAGGTGTTAGAAATTGCCATTGTGTTAATCCTATAATAGTATTGAAAAAGCAAATGCTCGCTTTTTCGTAATTAGTTCTTCGTTAACAGCTTCGCCATTAACAACAAATACTCCACTTGCGCCCGCACTTGGTGTTGCGGCATATACTACTGTGGCACCAGTGACTGCTGTTGGTGCAACTAGGGTATTGTTAATTTGTATATTGCCAGCAAATTTTAAATTGCCAACATTTGATGATAAGGTGTAACCATTGGTGTTTAAATTGCCACCCAACGCCGGTGCAGTGTCGTCAATAACTGCTGTTAACCCAGTTGATGATGTTGTCAAATTTAAATATGTTGTTCCGTCATTGGTAATTTGCCATTTATCAGTGGCTTCATTCCAACGTAAGGCAACATTCGCTAGTGATCCGCGAGCAACAGAAATACCAGCAGTACCTAAGGTAACACCTGCGCCAACTTCGCCATCGTTAAGAACAATAATATTGTCTTTTAATGTAGTATTAGTAGTTTGAATTGCAGTTTGTGAACCTTGTACCGTTAGATTACCTGTGATGATAACATCAGTAGTGTCAATTGTATACGAGGTGTTGAGTTTTTTAACAGCAGCCATCTAAATATCCCAGTTTCTATTATTTATGCTAATTGTAGATAGTATAGTCAAAAAAATAACAGCCGAAGCTGTTATTTTTAAGTTGACTAAAATTAGTCGTTTGTTGCTAGTTTTACTGAAACACCATTTACTGCGGAACCGGTTGAAGTCCATATTGCATGACTATTTGCAGCAAATTGTGTACCTGCTGATCCACCAATTGCAGCTGGGAATAGTAAAGCTGTACGGCTTTCTAATTTACCAACTAAGTAAACACCACCAGCACTGTCTGTAGCTAGTAAAGTCATTTCGCCTGCGGCTGTTGGGCCACCTGCTGAAATAACCTGTGCCACTGTTGGGCTATTAACGCCGTTAACACCTGTTGGAACTAAACGGCAAATATCAGCTAGATCAGTTGCATTGCTTACACGATAACGACGTGAACTGCGTTGTGCAATAATATCAGCTTGTTGACCCACAGTGCTGTTAGTTGTCCATGCGTTAGCTTGGATTGTATTAGCTGTAACTGTTGCTGCCGCTAAAACTGCTGTTAGTGAACCTGCTGATCCAATATCACCAAAACTAATCACTGTTGTACTTGTAGCACCAGTGTTTGCAGCACTCATTGTAACATTACCTGTGCCAATAGCTGTAATTTTAGTTGTTGATGCAAATGCTGTATTAGCGGCCATACCAACATATAAACCTGTTGTAGTTGATACTGTTAAAACATTTGAGCCAGTGATTCCGCCACCAGTTACAACAACGTTAGCTGGTTTAACTAGGGTAATTACCGGTGCTGTTGTATAGCCTGTACCTGCTGTTGTAATGCTTGCTGTATCAATACGACCGTTGGCTGTACTAACTGCATCAATATTAATAACTGCACGCACACCAGCAATTGGGCTAACTGCTACTGTAGCTGTTAAACCTTGTGAATAATTTGTACCACGGTTTGTGTAGGTAATGCTTGATAAACCTTCACCACCAGCTGCGCTGTAGGTTAAGCCATCATTAACATTATCTGAACCAAAAAACTTTTTCTTAATAGGACGTCCCATTTGTTTCTCCTTTTATAATTAGCGTTCTAACGCCTACGCGGTGGGGACCGCATAAACTCTCATTCAAGAGCGAACAAAGTTATTTATCTTAAATGATTTAGATTGACTTTATTGTTTATTCAGCGTATAATCTAATTATTAAGGAAATAATATGAATGTACACGGTTCTAAACAACTATCGTTTCAAGATCGAAAAGCAATCTATAGAATCAAGCCAAGAGATCTTCGATATCACAGTAATAACTCTATAAATCAATATAAAAAGTTAATTTTATCAATGACCCGTAATGATTATATTGAATATGAAAAATTATTGCATACATGGGGAACACAGGGCAGGAAGAGGCAGATTATGTTCGATAAATGTATTGAACTTAATATTAGTGGACCTAAATTAGAATTAGCCCGTATACGAGTTAACGATTTATATGCTCATCAAAAAATAATGGGAGTAATCAGAAATAGATGGACTAAGATACACGATATTAAAAAGGAACAACTTAATGCAAATCCCGATAAGTTGTGGTGGAACATGGCACGAACTATTCAGAAACGTTGCGAAACTGAAGGATATGAATTGTACAGTGAGTGGCGCGGATTAGAAGGGAGACAATTACTTGTTGATTTTTTAAAAAAATTATTTGATGATCAAAATAGATTATGTGCTATTTCTAGAGAATCAATTATTCTACAACATAGTACTAGAAAATCAAATTCAAATAAATGCTCACCGGATAGAAAAAATAGTAATAAAGGATATACGCCAGATAATATTTGGTTAGTTACTTGGTGGGTAAATGCTATGAAAATGGATATGTCATTAATTACTTTTTGGAAAAGAATAGATCAACTAGCTAAAATTAGAGAGTTAAACAAACACGGAAAAAGGAAACAATCATATAAGTAAGCCAACAAAAAAGCCCCTTGCGGGGCTTTTTTATTTTCATATCCTACTAAGAATAAATCTTATTGGAATGATAAGTTTGCTACAGTGATTTTTTCTAAGTAGTCAGCTGCATTACCAAGAGATGATGCAGTGTTACTTAATTCAACATAAC